AATCCATACCTAAAAAACGAAGAATCATATTTGTATGCGCAGCAAAGCATATTGGTTTACAATTGGCGAAATCTTGTATAGCATTGGATATTAAGATAGCTGTTGCATTTGGTTGTCAAGACCCGGCAGGTATTAGATTGCATTATTTCGCAGCAAAAGATGTTGTTAAAAATAGGCGTACGGGAGGTATTTTCCGTGTAGATAATAGTGTAGGGGATAATGTTCAAATTATAATCTCTGATATTCAATCTTATTTACCTGCGATGAGATATATGTTAGCATTCAATGCACCGGATGAATTGACTTGGTATTGGGACGAACCAACTATTACTTTAGATTATGAGGAACATGAATATCATGAAATATTGAGAAAAAATTGGCAGGAAAATTTAATTCCGAATATAATATTATCATCTGCAACATTGCCAAAACAGGAAGATATTGCACCTTGTATTCAAAGTTTTGTAAGTAAATTCAATGCACGAAATGTAGATAGTGTTATAAGCCACGATTGTGCAAAAACAATCCCTATTTTGGATACAAATGGTTTCGCAATTCTTCCTCATTTAGTTTATGAAGACTTTGCAAATCTCAAAAAATCCATTAAACATATTAAAAATTATCAGACACTACTGAGACATTTTGATCTAAAAGAAGTTACACGGTTTATAATGTATGTTAATAAACATGTTGACCTTAAAGATAGATATAAAATTAATAATTATTTTGAAGCAATTACAGAAATAAATGTTATCAGTATTAAACAATATTATCTGAAATTATTATTAGCTTTAAAAGATAATTATTCGACAGTATATGATCATTTCCAAAAGAAACGAAGTGCTGTATATGAATCAACTATTAAGTTAACTACGGCTGATGCATACACCTTAACAGATGGACCGACGATTTATATGGCACAAGACGTGGAAAAAATTGGTAAATTTTGCCTAAAAATAGCATCTATTCCAGCGGCTGTTTTGGATGTAATAATGAAAGCTATTTATTCAAATGATTTATTGCGACAGGAAATTGGTATTATTGACCGGGAACTGGCTACTATGGACAATGTTGAAGAATCATCAAAAAAAAAGGGTTCGGACAAAAATAGGACACAAAAGACTAAAAAGTTGAGCAGAAATACTCCAACTGATATGGAGACCAAAAAGAAAGATTTGCAAAGACAAATGGACGGATTGCGAGGTAATCTGATTAAGATAGAGTTGGATAAAGAATTTGTACCAAATACGCTCGACCATCTGAAAAAATATTATAAATCAGAATGGTTGGGGCGGTCTTTTACATCAGATATACCGGAATCTGCTGTAGAAAAGATTATGTTATTGGAAGTGGATTCTATTTGGAAAGTATTGTTATTGATGGGAATTGGAGTATTTACTAACCATACCTCAAGAGATTATGTTGCAATAATGAAGGATTTGGCGCAGAACCAACAATTATATTTGATTATTGCTTCAACTGATTATATTTATGGAACAAATTATCAATTTTGCCATGGATATATTGGAAAAGATTTGAAAGATTTAACACAAGAAAAATTAATTCAAGCTTTGGGACGAATAGGTAGAATGGATACGAAAAAAGAATATAGTATTCGACTAAGATTTAAGGCATTTATTGATACATTATTTATGCCCAGCACAAATAAAGTTGAGGTAAATAATATGAATCGTTTGTTTGTATAAGTATTTGAATACTATTATTAATATAAAATTTTTATTGTATATTAATATTTAACACCCACCTCGTAGTCGGAGCACCAAATGAAGCGTGGCTTCTTTTTGAATGTTGTAATCAGTTAAAGTACGACCATCTTCTAACTGTTTTCCTGCAAAGATAAGTCTTTGCTGGTCTGGAGGAATACCTTCTTTATCCTGGATTTTTGCTTTCACATTTTCAATAGTGTCAGATGGTTCAACGTCCAATGTAATAGTTTTGCCTGTCAGAGTTTTTACGAAGATTTGCATATTATATACAATATAATATAATTTTATTTAAGTCAATTTTCATCAATTTATGTAGTAAGTATGAAGGCAATAGCATTAAATATGTATACAATAATTATTTTATACTATAAGTAATTGGTGAAATGGAAATACCATGTTTTTTTTTCATATAATGATATATATTAACACCTACTCTTCTAAAATACCACGAAATAATAAAAGCCATTCCTAATATTATAGAACTGGGTGCTGAAATAGTATGGTTAATTATGTAAGCTACAATAATGAGTGATAACATTCCTATTATTCCTTCTATTATATGTTCATCTGTTAGTAACACAATACGTGGCATCTTATATATACTAGATATTTTAAGCTCCTCTTCCTCGACCTCCACCTCTTCCTCCACCTCTTCCTCCACCTCTGCCGCCTCCTCTGCCGCCTCCTCTGCCACCTCTTCCTGCACCTCCTCCTCCTCTGCCGCCACCTCTGCCACCACCTCTGCCACCACCTCTGCCACCACCTCTGCCACCTCTTCCTCCACCTCTTATAGGCATGGGGAACCAACCGCCTCTCCCAGGTCTTCCTTTACCCCCACATCCAAAAGGAAAAGGACAAGGGCGTGGTCCTTCGCCAATATAAGGAGATAAAAATGAGGGAGTTTGAAATACAATGGGAGCGGTAGGAGTTGTTACAGAGAAATTACTAAATAATAATAAAATTACTACGAATAAAGCTAATATAATGAGAATATTTTCAGTTTTCATTATAATATTTAATTAGAAATTAAAACCAAAACCTACGTCTCCGCCCACGTCTACGTCCAGGTCTTGGTCCACGCCACATTGGACCTTGCCCAAAACCGGTGCCTATATATGGCGATTGTAAGTAAACAACGCGGTCAGATTGAGGTTTTTGTTGTTGTGACATTTGTAATAACATATAAACAATAATTAATATAAGTACTACCATAACGATTTGTTCTAATTCCATATATTATATATTTTTATAATAATTTTCTAGTGAAAAAATAATTATAATTTTATAGTGATAAATAAGCTGATTACGCTTAATTGGAGTATGCAAGACCACCCATACCACTCATGACACGAAGGACATTGTAGTTGGTAGCGTACACACGGACTTTGGCAGTCTCATCTCCTCCAATGGCATTGGTGGAAAGAACAAGCTGAAGAGTAGCGTTGTCAATACGAGAGAAATTGCAAGTTCCAGATGGCTGGTGCTCTTCTGGGCGAAGTGCAAACGAGTAAACGTTAATTCCAGTGTCTGGGTTTCTGGTGTGGTGCTGGTATGGCTGCACTAAATCAAAGTAAGTTCCTTCACGCTCAGAGAAGCGATCTTGTCCGTTAAGTTGAAGTTTGGCAGTAACAACTGGATTTTGTCCCCAACAATGCATGTTAAGTGCGGTCTCTGCAAGAACGAATGCACCTGCGTCCGAAACATTAGAGTCTGGAACTTGGGAAACTGGGAATGGGACAGAAAGTGCAGGAACAGAGCAATCTTCACCGGTGATACTGCCCCACTGGGATCCAATGGCGTGCGCGCCATCGGCACCTGGGTCTTGGAAGAGGCCTCTTGATGTAATAAATCCGCCATTGGAATCGCCAACGTTTTGGCTATTCCTGGTCAATTGGTCAAATCCGGAGAATGCTGCAAATGATGGAACAAGAGCATCTAGGGCATCAGTGTAATTAAATGGCTGTGCACCAAGAGCACGGTTCAAGTCCATATCCTTCAAGAATGATTGACAGTAGTCAACATTTTTGTCTGGCTGAACAACGAAGACAATCTCTTTACAAGGGTGATTGAAATTGAGTTTAACTTTGTTGGATGAAGACCCAACAGATTCATCGCCGGTGAATTGAAGCTGCTCAATCAAATATTCGTGTGGGTTTTGTGCCATGCGTCTACGCTCATCGGTATCGAGGAAAACGTAGTCAACATAGAGGGATGCTGCAACCAAAGATTTTTGGTATGCGGCTCCGTCTTTGACAGATGAACCAATAGCAATTTGTGTTCCACCTGCGACAGTTCCAGCTGTAAGGTCGGAAACAGCAAACAAAACCTCGTCTGATGGGCGAAGCTCAAGATTGATCTTGACTTCGTGGTACTGAAGCGCAATCAATGGCAATGCAAGTCCAGGGTTACGGCAAAACCAGAACTGAAGTGGGATGTAAAGTGTAGTTTCAGGAAGTGCATTACGAGGGGCACATACTGCTGCTGGGACATCAGCTGCGGCGCAGGCACTGTCAACATTAGCAAAAGATGGGTCAATCAAGTAAGTAAGTTGGGTTGTTTGTCCAACCATCTTGTTGTATCCACGCTCTTGCTCAGCGGTAAGGGTAAGCTGGTTCCAGATGTGCATCCAGTCACCATACTGTCTGTCGATGCGTTGTCCTCCAATCTCAACTTCAACCATTGAGATAAGTTGCTCACCAGGGTAGTCTAACCAACGAGCGTAAGTTTTTTCGCAGGTGCCTGAGGTTGTTCCACAGCAGCCTTCTTGGCCAATCTCTGGGAGAGTGACCTGAAGGTAGGTGCGGTATGCAAGATCACCATTTCTGGAGATAGTGCACTGGACACGGCGGCCGAAATCTGCCTGTCCGTTAAATGTTTGTTCAATTGATTCCATAGCAAAGTTGGTGTGTCTGCGGTAAGTTACTTTCCAGAAAGTAATCTGTGGATTACCTGTAAGATAAACGTCTTGTGCGCCATAGGCAACGAGCTGCATTAATCCTCCTCCCATTTTGTTATACTATTGCTAAAGAAAAAAAAATTTTCGTTTTAATTTTAATTTAATTTAAAGTTATGGTAAGACACAAAAAAAATAATGTTTTATTTAACATTATTTTTCCTTTAATTTTGGTTAATTACATTTGATTTATAATTTTGTTTATATCGAAATTATTTTCCAAGAATTGTTTTAAATAATTATCTAAAAAAACTTCTTTCTGTCCTTCATGATTTTTTGTGAAAATATACATATTCTTTTTTTTCTTTATGCGCCACCCTTCTTCTAAAGCATTATAAAGAAATGCCATCTTGTGTAATTTAATAGCATCAATTTGCATAGTATTAGTGATATCTTTGTCAATATCCATTAAATATCGGAGAGAAAGATAATATTAAATTTAACTTTATTTTGAACATTAACAAAATATATAATTAAATAAAAGGGATTAATATACTATAATGCCGTCCTTTAAACCAAAAGCTAATAAAAAATTATTGGTATCAAAAAAATCTAATGTCACCGTTGATAGTAAACATCAGGAAAAGATGATAGAGTTTAAAAAAAATGAGAAAACAATAATACCTAAATTAAAGGAGGAACGAAAAAAATATAAGACTAAATTAAAAACCAAAAATTTATCAATTGATGAAACATTAGAATTAAAAGATAAAATTAAACAACATACAAAACAAATTAACCACTATGAAAAGGAGCGTAAAAATTATTTACTGGATAATTCCAAATATGTATTTGATTATTATGAAAAAAAAAAGGAACTAGCAGATGGAAATGATAGTAAAACAAAGGTATTGTTTTCATTTTTTAATAAGAAGAATGAAACAAAATTTAAAAAACAAGAAGTAAATAACACTCAAAAATATCTTAATAATATCGATGAATCCTTTTTGAATATAAATGATTATATTCATTTACACGAAGTGTGTGATAAATGCAGCGGTGAATTAATCCCAGTAGAATCAGAAGGTGTAATGATTTGCAAAGTTTGTTCTCATCAAATTAATTTTATCATAGAACATGAAAAACCATCATATAAAGAACCACCTAAAGAAGTGTGTTTTTATGCTTATAAGCGTATAAATCATTTTCGTGAAATATTGGCTCAATTTCAAGCAAAAGAGACTACACAAATCCCGGATGAGGTACTCAAAAATATTACATTACAAATAAAGAAGGAGAGGATAACATTAGCGCAAATGAGTAATAAAAAAGCGAAAGATATTTTAAAAAAGTTAGGATACAATAAATATTACGAGCATATTCCTTTTATTAAAGATAAATTGGGCATAAAACCCCCTATTATGAAACCTCGATTGGAAGAAACATTATGTTGTCTTTTTATGGATATACAAAAACCTTATGCTAAACATTGTCCCGATGACCGGGTGAATTTTTTAAATTACTATTATGTACTATATAAAATGTGTGAGTTGTTGGGTGAGAATCAATTCTTGTCTTTTTTTCCAATGTTAAAGGATCCTGTAAAGCGCATTGAACAAGATGACATTTGGAAAAAAATTTGTAAAGAATTGCAGTGGGAATTTATCCCAACAATATAATTCTTATTACAATAAAAATTATATGAATATATAAATATTAACTAGTTACTTAACGAGGAAACCCAACAAGATTTGCTCCCATACCGAATCCAGCTCCCGATCGTGCCGAAACAGCCATACTTGGCACATATGTATCCAAAATGCTAAATGTTGCAGCAGCAGTCAAAGCAATAAGCATAACTTCATCTAAATTCATGGAACGTTTTGGAATTGCGTAGGCCGCGATGGCAACCATAATACCTTCAACAACGTATTTAACGATGCGTCTGACGAGTTCGCCAATGTCTAAAATTTGTCCTAATTGTCCGAGCATTTTATATAATTCATCAAGAAAAAAAAATATATATATGTGATAAAAAAACTTAAAATAAGATGACTAGAAATAAAATATAATGACAGATAAAAATAGCTATGAGAACCAATTTTTGTCAAAAGGAGTTAATAATCCTAAATATGTTGATTTATTGGAGGAAGATAAGCCAATTGCAGGACAAAAATTTTGTTGTGTGAGTTTTGTGTCACCAGAAAAAATTCTAAAAAAAAAAGAACTGTTTTACTTTCAAGAATTCCTAAAACATTGGGATTTTACTAAATCAACAGAAAAATTTACACAATTTCTAAACTTTCTTGCTTTTAAATATAATCTGAATTTCGATAAGGTTATGGTTGATTTTCAAGAATATACTAAATCAGAATCGGATAAACTTATCAAAACTACCCTTGATGATGATTACAAAAATTTCATTGATGCTAAAGAAGAAACTCTAGAACAAGATTTTAATGCTGCATTTAATTTTCAAACTAGTACCCGGGGGATTAAAATACGAGGAGCATACCCTACACAACAGGAAGCTGAATTAAGATGTAGAATGCTTAGAGAGGTAGACCCAAACCATGATGTTTATGTGGGTCCTGTGGGTTTGTGGATGCCTTGGAATCCAGAAGCATATAAGACGGGTCGTGTGGAATATTTGGAAGACGAGTTAAATCAATTGATGAGTGAAAAAAATTTGAACGAGAAACAGGCCAAGGTTGCATTTGAAAAACGCGTTAAGGAAGCAAAACGCGCGGCTATTGCAGAAAATGTTAAAATTGCACAGGATAGTGGTAATAAATTAACGCAAAATATCGATAGTGATGGTAATTTAGTTGGAGTTGCTAATATGAATACTACTGAATCAGGATTAAATGAAGAAGTATCTTCTGCAGATATTAGAAAAGAACTTTTTGAAGGAGCTAACGTTAGAACGCGCGAGTCCGACAAAGCACAAGAAGCCGCACAAGAAGCCGCACAAGAAAATAAAATGGATATGGAAATCACTGAAAAGAAAGAAGATTAAATGATTTTATAAAATTGATTTATAAAATTATATATTTATTGTAATTAAAGATGAATGCCAATAAACCAAAGCTTAATTTCACTGATAAATTACCACCGATGACAATAGCACCAATGACAACAGTACAACCAGTTGTCAATAAAATTATTGAAAATACCCCACAAAAGAAAAAGAAGAAGAAAAAACCTTCTAAGAGATGTCAATTAAAAGGATGTAAGAAAAAGCTATCAATTACAGCATTTGATTGTAAATGTGAAAAGAGATTTTGCAATTTACATATATACTCAGAAAATCACAATTGTACATTTGATTATAAAAGTTTATATAAACAAAATTTGATTGATAGAGCAGAGTTAGGGGGTGGCGAAGCTGATAGGGTAGGAGATAGAGTTTAATTACCAGCGACTTTTCTTGACGTTTATCCGTGGTCCTTTTCTTTGCGCTTTGGGATCAAATGTTTCCTCATCGTCGTCAGAACCAATATCTTTTGACATTTCCCAAAATTCCTTAGAACCG